CGCGCTGACTGAGGGGTTCCGGTTCCCGCGCCAGCTCCTCCCGGCGCTGGTGTTCCTTCAGCGCCTGCTCGTATTCGTCCTGAGCGGCATACCGCTCCACGTTGCCCCGCAGGCTGGAATCTCCCGCGTTCATCCTGGAAAGCCCTGTGCCCACAGCGCCGCCCAGTGCACCGGACGCGCCGCCGGAAAGGCCCGCTTCCAGTGCTGTAAGGAACGTATCCTTGTTGAACAGCGTCTTGGCCGCTTCCTGGTCGCCCATCACAGCGTCAATGGCTTTGTCGGCGTAAGTCTCCACAAAGGCCTGCATAGCATTGTCCGCGCCGCCGGAAATGGCGTTGGCAACGGCCGGGTAGGCTTCCCGGAACGCCTGATTGCCCACCTGTCGGCGCACCCAGTCCGCAATGGTACCGGCCACCGTGTCCTTGGCGTAATCCGAGCCCATGGTCTTGGCAAGGTCGGCCACACCCACGCTGTTGATGGCCCATCCTGCACCAAACTTTGCCGTTGCTTTCAAAATAGCTTTTTCCGGGCTCTCCCCCGCTTCGTCACTGGCAGCCATGCTGTCGCCTGCGCCGTGGGCACTCAGCACCGGCAGCACCAGCGCCGGGTTGATGGCACTCACGATCAGGTTCTCAGCCGCGCTGGAAGTAGCCCCGTGGAAGAACCTCCCCACATTGCTCTCGCCTGCCATAGCGTCCGCAGTCAGGTTTTCTCCGGCCTTGTGGGCATCCCGGCCCCACTCATACAACCCTTTCATGCGGTTGCTGTCGTCATCCGCCTTGTCGTAGAGCTCACCACTCCGGATTCGTTCGTGGGCTGTCCGGATGAGCTCCGGGTCATATCCTGCCGCTTCCAGCTGCTCGTCGGTGTAACGCCCGCTCTGAACACGCCGGATCATCTGCTCTTCGGCACTGGCCGTCAGGGCCGGGGACAGTGCGCCCGCGTACTGCCCGATCATGCCTTTGATATTTTCCTTGTTTCCCTCCAGATCGCTCTCCACACGCCGTCCGGCCCGTTCGCCAAGGCTCAGGTCATTGTACGCCTTCATGTAAAGCCGGGCCCGGTTGATTTCGTCCTGGGTATAGCCCATCTTTTTCAAATCGTTGTCCATGTACCTGGTGTTTTCCAGCACCGGCATTATACCCACGCCGCCCGTGTCCGCTGCCAAGTAGTCCACACCCGCCGGAAGGTCTGCTGCGCTTACAGCCCCGCGTGGCAGCGTGGGCTCTGTCACCAGCCTCGCCAGCTCCCGGTTTCGCTCGGAAGCATCCTTCCAGTTGTTCACCGTGCTGTAAACGTCCATTCGGATACCGTTGTTCCGCTGTTCCCGCAGCTTCTGCACGGTGCTGGCATTCTGCTCCATCTTCTCCGCCGGGCTCACTGTCACCTTCTGCCGGTTCAGCTCGTCGCTCCGGCTGTCCATGGCATCCGCAAAGCCCAGGTTGTTCCTTGTCCGGTAATCCTCCAGCGCCGTGGAGTACAGGTCGGTACCCGTCTGTCGGCTCGTTGCTTCCTGCTGTTTTTGTGCACGCAGGGCAGCAGCGCTGCCCTTTGCCCAGCTTGTTCCCGTACTGCCAAGGTCTAACGGGTTGCGACTGTCAGCGCTCTTGCGCTGACTGAGGGGTTCTGCCCCGCCCGCTGCTGTTGCCATCACAGTCTTTTCCTGCCGCTCTTTTTCATTGCGGTTCCGCAGCGCAGCAGCACTTCCCGATTTCCATGCCATCCTGTTTCCTCCTTAAAATCCAGCGTTCTGCATTGCCTTGTCGATCACATCGTCCGATGCACCCAGATTCATCAGCCGACTGGCGATGGTATTTGCATCCATTCCCTGTTCCTTCCACCCCTTTGCATAGCTCAGGGCGTTGCTGTACGGCATTCCGGTACTCTTACCCGTGCTCCCTCCCGTGGTTCCCCCGGGCAGGGCCCACTTGTTCGGATTCGCCAGCGGGGCGATCAGCCCGCTGCCAGTTCCGGTCGCTGCTGTTGTGCCCGTGTCACCGTCCGGCAGCATTCCGGCGCTGGCCAGAATGTTCGCATAGACGCTCTTGGTCGGGTCATCATCCTTCAGGCTCTGATACTTCCCCAGCGCCGTCAGCAGTTGGCTGTTTGTCCACCCGCTTCCGCTCTTGCTGGAGCCGCCGGATCTTCTCGAACTTCCTCTGCTCTTCGTAGCTGCCGCCTTTGCCAGCTGGGTCGCCAACTGACGGTTTGCAATGGTGCCATAGGAACCGGCTGCATTGCTGTCCAGCCCGTACATCTTCAGCAGGTTGGCCGCCGCTTCCTGATTTCCGCTTGCCACCAGAGAAGCCGCGGTGCTCAGAACACCTGCCTGATCGTCCCGGGTCACCGGTGCGCCGTTGTAGTTGGCAAAAGCGTTTGCGTTCAGGCCATACCGGTTCAGCACGTCGCTGGCCGCATCCCCGGCTCCCTGGGTGTACAGGTTGAACGCCTGCTGGTAGGCGTTCAGGGCATCGCTCTGGTCGGTGCGGTTCTTGTTGTACTCCCACTGTTCCCGGGCAAAGTCATTTTCCCACTGCTGCTGGGTGTACCCCTTGTACCCATCGTAGGCTGTCAGGGCCGCCGAGCCGATGTTCTTTACCGTGTTCCAGAGGTTGTTCCAGTAATTGTCGTTCTCGTTCCGGGCCTGTTCGCTCTGGTTGGCAAGGAAATTCTGCCACGCCGTGTGGCTGGCAAAGTTGCTGCCGTAGGCACTGCGGTCCAGCGCCTCGGTGTTGGCCATGCCGGAAAGGGCACTCAGCAGGTCGTTCTGCTGGTTCTGGTATTCGCTCAGCGCCTGGCCTCTCAGGCCGGGTACCGCATTGTCAATGCCGCTCAGCGCCTGCTGCTGGCCCTGCTTTGCCACGCTGTCGGCGTAGCTGCTGCCATACCCGCCCGCCAGCATCGCCGCGTTGGCCTGGGCGTTCTCCGCGCTGGCGGCAGCATTGGCCTGGGCCTGGGCGCGGTACTGCTGGTAGGCTTTGCTGCCGGTGTCCCAGTCGAACCCGCTGCCGATCTGCCCGGTCAGGCTGTCCATTGCGTCCTTGTTCCGGCTCACATAGTCCGCCGGGCGGTTGGCATTCCATTCCCGCTCTTCCTGTTCCGCCTGGTTCTTTCTCCGTAAGGTATCAAATAACATGTCGTTCTCCTTTTCTTCTGCCACACACCGGTCTTCAGATCACGGCAAACGCTTTCAGCACCCACGGCAGCAGCTGTGCGCCGACCTGCAAAACGTTCCCCCAGAAGTTGGTGTTGTTCGCATCCTTCTTCTGGTTGGCCCCCACCGCGTTGGCATATTCGGTCTGGGCACTGTTCAGCTGACCATAGTAATTGTTCAGGCGGGTGTTGTAAGCATCCTGCGCCAGCTTTTCCTGCTGCTGCAAAGAGCTCAGCCGGTTGCTCAGATCACTCTTCTTGGTGGCATATTCGTTGTAGGCCTGGCTGTATAAGCTGTCTGCCACGTCCGAAAGCCCGTTCATGGTGCTCTGGTAGGCCGTCTGCCCGCTGGAAGTGCCCCAGCTGTTGCCGTAGCCGCCGCTGCGGGCCGAAGCATTGGCGGCAGCGTTCTCGCTGGCCAGCTCCGCACCCCGGG